CATTGCATCGATACACTCTATGCTGCCATTAGTGTAATGGCTTGGGTTGATGGGTGTGTCTTGCTTGTTAAGGGCATGAGCTTCAGCCATAGCCATATCAATGTAAGGCTTGTAGTCGATACTCTCTGTCTTCTCTAGTGCAGGGTGTTCGCGCCTAAGTTTATCCCATTCAGCAGGGGTTGCTGCGTTGATACCTAAGTAACCAGTCATTTCTTACCACCGTCAGTCATGATGATAATACATTGGATAAGAGCGGCTCCAACAAAGAGAACGAGGAAACTAGCGGCTAATAATTCAAGCAACATGTCCATCAGTCTTCTCCTTGGGTTGGGTGCGTCAGTTCAATATGGTAGGCATGACTGGCTCTATCTAGGGCACCATCAGCCGCCTGTAGTGCTGCAATGGCTGCCTTACGATTAGCTCTAGCCCTATCTACATCTCTTCCTAACTGGTCTAAACTTTGACGCATGTCACTGAAGTGCGTCTTACTTAACAATGAATCACCTAATGAAGTCATGAGTTTTCTCCTGCCAATATTCGTTGTTTAATTTCGAAGTTACGCCCATTGCGTCGAGCCATTGCCTTCTTGTAGGCTTCTCTATCGGTCGTATGGTGTCGGGGTTTGTATTGCAGCCCATCCTCAAGACCTGCGTAGTAATTGGTACAGGTCTCTGTTTTAGATGTGGTCAGCTGCAGGTTCTCTCTCCAGGTTAGTATCATCAGGTCACACCTCACATTCTTGACAAGCAGCAAACTTCTGCCACTCGTCCTGGGTGATACCACTGATTAAATACTCCCGGTCTTCAGCACTAAGGTCTGGACACACTTCCTGTATCAGCTCACCGTTAGCGTGACGTTTGAGTTGCTCCTGGGTAACATCGATGTCTCTCATATGAGTGACACCAGTCAACAAAGATACTTTAGGTACTTTCATCGTCCTGGCTCCCACATGTTGATGGTCTCTGTATCCCAGTTCCAATCGCAGCTCCTTAGTATCCTGGCGCAGCGACTCTGGGCTATTGCATCCTCCCTGGTTAACCCGGCCTTAAGATAAGCCTGGAGTACTTGGTCCCAACTTGGATGGTTACCCAAGATACCTTCAGCTTTCTTTGGGCCAGTCCCAGGTATGCCTTTGTACCCATCGGTTGCGTCCCCGGTAAGACATTGCGTCAAGAAGTAATGGTTGGCATCGGCTTCAGTTACAGTCAGCAGCTCGTCAGCCATAGGTCTATACAGTTGTCCTGGGATTGTCTTCATGTCTTTGTCACAAGACACAATGCAAGTAGGATGGGTGTTAGAGGACTGGAGAATACCCATGATGTCATCAGCTTCCAGAGTGTCCTGGACATGACACTGGTAGACCTCTTGAGCCCATTGCACCAGGTACTTGTAACCAACTGGCTTCCTGGTCTTCTTCCGGCCACCTTTGTAATCAGGTAGCACAGTCTTTCTGAAGTTGTCACCGACCGTGAAACATACCAACATCTGCTCAGCTTTTAGCCTCTCAAGGAACCCTTGAAGCCGACTGTTAAACATCTTCTTAGCTGCATCGACATTGGTCGATAGGGACCATATGTCCTCACCCCAGTCCACTTCGTCCTCACATGCTGCAGCTGCCTGGTACAAGTACAAGTCACCATCAATCAGTAACGTAGTTTTATCTTTAGAGAAGCTCTTCAATGCGTTCATTGATACCCTCCAGGAACTCTTCACCTTCGTCCGTAATTAACCAACGCTTACCAAAGGTTTCATAGTCAACCTCAGTGGTTATGAGACCACTGCTTGCAGCAACACCAATGAAGAAGGCTGCTTGTCTACTGAAGTTACTTTTGACTGTGAAGGGGCTTCGTTGGGCTTTATCCAAGAGAACATGGAAAGCCATGAGTTGGTCTAAGTCATTGTGGAATTCTTTTGACTCAGTGTGTTTCGCACCAGGTGCGTCCCACGGCATATTCTGCTTCGATTGGGAGTTTTCTGTTGATTCCGAAATGCTCTCCTGCTTCTTTAGCCATTCGCTTAAGTATGTCACCGACATTGTGTGCTACCTCTTTGGTTCTACAGGCAATCTGGAGTTCATCGTGTACCCAGGCTACTATCAGGGCATCGTTCTCCAGGTTCTGTGCTTTAATCTCCTGGTCAACCAGGTATAACCACTGCTTACATAGCAGGGCTCCTGCTGACTGAAGGAGTTGTGAAAGACATTTATGCTCTGACCTAATAAACAGCTTTCTGCCGTCTAATCCTTTGAGGTAACCGCGCTTGTATGCTTGACTTAGTTCGTTCTTGAGAGACTTGAAACTAGGGATGTTCTTATCAAACTCATTCTTGAATCTCTTACCATCTTTAGCTGAGCCACCCACGATTTTACCAATGAGGGCATCACCGCCACCGTAGAGGAGGCTGTAGCTGAAAGTTTTTGCACTGTCCCTTGTAGGTAGTCCTGCACTGTTCTGAACGTAGGTGTGGATATCGCCTTCCATAATTTGCTTGGCGTACTCACCCCCATCCTCCAGGAAGAATGCCAGGCACCTGAGTTCCAATTGAGATAAGTCTCCACCACATAGGTGCCATCCGTTGGGCACAGTGAATAGTTCTCTCATAGGTTTACCGTAGGCTGCCCTGGATGAAACCGTCTGTGCAACATTGGGATTACGATGACTAGCCCGGCCCGACACAGTACCGCCAGAGACAATGGTATGCCGCAGCTTGCCGTCTGAGTCCACCAACTTTAGCCAGGCTTGGCTGCCCTCAGCTAACTGGGCAATTCTCTTCTGCACTAACATGAACTTAGACAGTTTCTTAGCTTCAGGATATGGCAGCTGCGACAGCACAGTCTCGTCTACTTTAGCCTCACCACTGGGGGTGAATGACTTAGGTTTCCAACCGTACTTCTTAACCAGGCATAGGTGTATATGCTTGCGGCTGTTAGGATTGAACTCAATGACTTTGACCTTTGTAAAGGGCTCACCTTTGACGTATCCCCTGGTCTTGTTGTTAGACTTAGGAACGAACTCAGTGTGGACTTCCCACGGCTCAAACAGCTCATAAAGCTCCTTCTCAAGCTCTATCCTGACAGTAGCTAACTCAACATATAAACTCTCTGCTGCCTTAACATCAAAGGTCCAACCGTTGTTCCCTACCCGGTAGCAAATCTTAGCTAACTCATGTTCCAGGTCCAATGACTCCTGGGAGAAACCCTGGGCCATCTTCATTAGCTTTTTGTACAGACCATGAGTGACACGGACATCCTGCTTACAGTACACAAGCATCTCAGGATTGCAGTACTCCCACCCACCCTCATAGTCACCTTTCATGGTGCCCATTCTAAGGCCCCAGGCTTTGAGTGCATGGCTGCCGAACATCCTGCGTTGGAAACCTTCAGGTAAACCTAGGGAGGTTGCATCGTCATTCTGCAGGTCTGCAGCGACCAGGCGACTAATGACCAGTGTGTCTGTCACTTTACCTTTAGGCTTCCAGGACGGATAAACCTTTTGTAGTGCAGGGATGTCGAAACCAATGATGTTGTGGCCTATGATTTCATCGGCTTCTTGCAGTAGATCCAGGGCTTCTTTGATGCCAACAGAACCGTTATAAATCTTAAGTGCATCGACTCTTCTGTCTGAGCATTCTGTATCGAGTATCGCTATACAGTGGATAACATCTAGCTCTTGAAGTAGGCCATTACTCTCCAGGTCAAAGACCAGGCTCACAAGGACATCTCCATTTGAGAATAGTCATTGACTCTCTCACCCTCTAGACTCCACCTTCCGACAATAGCAGCTTTACCATGACGGTCTCTCACCCTAATGTCTTCACGGACAATTTCAAACCCGGCTTTTCTTAAAGTATGTATGTGGGCCGATATCCTGGTGATACCCCAGAACCTAAAAGCATCGAAGCTAGTGATGCTGTTACCCTCTTGCAGGAACGCTATAACTTTATCTACTTGTGACATATTGCTTCTCCTTAGTTTCGATTTTAAAAACGATTATTAGAGGAGGCATCGATAAGCCTTCCACTATCGCGTTGGTACTGCAGCCGTCCGGCCCATCCAACCTGACCAGTAAAACGGTTCTTGAGGACCACCAAATCACGGCAGTCATTAGTAGGGTCTTCAGGGTCCATTTGGAGACCAAGACATTGGTCTGCTAGTTGGGCTATGGCGTGACTTCCTCTTAGCTGAGACAGCTCTACCTTGCCTCCTGCCTCATGACCTTTGCCCTGGGGACGAGTAAGGTGGCTGACCACAAACAAAGTGATATCTAGCTCCTGGACCATCGTTCTCAACTGGGTCATTGCATCGTCAATTAATCTCCGTTCATCAGTAACCTTTCCGGTCATGGAACTTATGATTAGTGACAAATGGTCTAGAAACACATGGGTACAACCCATCGCTTTTGCCATGTACTGGATGCGGTTAATGACAATAGCTAAACTATGGCTACCCCCAGAATCCAACAGCTGAATCTCTTGTATCCCAAACAGCTCATCGTGGGCTTCTAAGACCTCTTCTTTTGTTGCAGCCTCGTAGTCCTGGACAATGTTTTTGTTGATGTGAAGGCCAATGAGACCTCTTACAGTGCGCTTGTTCTGCTCCTCTAACATGAGCATCCCAACCTTCTGACCATGAGTATGTAAGTGGTAAGCAATCTCAGTGACTAAGGTAGATTTACCTACACCACTCCCGGCACAAATCGTTACCAGGGTGGACGGACGGATGCCCCTGGTAAGTTCATTAAGCTTTGCATAAGGATAAGTAATCGTGGAGTGTTCATCAGTCTCAGTGATGATGCTGCGGAGTTCTTTAGTGGAGACAATACCGTCAGGTCTCCAGTCCTTAGCCCTCCAGATTGCATTGACTATTTCAGCCTCAGCTCCTGCCAGGAGAGCCTCGTTAGCATCCTTAAAACCACTAAGGTTGGCTATCTTACATTTGCCGATAGGAAGGCTTTCAGCGCAGTCTAATGCTGCAGAAGCCCCGGCTTCATCTCCGTCAAATAGAAGGATAAGCTCATCGAATCCACCAAGGTAGTCCCAGGCATTCATAAGAGCTTTCTTAGCTGATTGAGCGCCATTTGGGACTGATACTACAGGCCATTTGTTCTGTTGAGCCTGGCTCACTGAGAGAGCGTCTAAGGCCCCTTCTGTAATGACCAGTTTCTTACCAGTGGTCCACAAGTGTTGACCAAAAAGACCCATCTTCTTAGTCTCACCCAGGGCAGTAAAATTCTTATCTTTGTCCCTGGTCTTTTGAGCAACAACCTCACCGAACTCATTACGGTAGTTCTCAATCTGAACTGGTCTTCCGTGATACTCCCCTACCTGGTAGTCAAACTTACGACAGGTATCTTCTCGTATACCCCTAGCAACCAATGCAGCATAGTGGCCGTGGATTAAATCCTTGTTGAGCTTCTTGGTGGACGTTACTGCAGTCGATTCAGCATCGTCACCTGGCGTGTAAGCCTGGCAGCCGAAACAGTACAAATGATTATCATCAAACAATCCGCAGTTGTCTTTACTACCACATTGGGTGCATGGAACATGCATTACAAATGCAGAGTCATTGTGTGTGTCTAATAGCATTTTCATTCCCTCAAACGAAAAAAAGGGGACCCTTTCGGGCCCCCTTAGCTCTCCTTAACTACAGTTACTCCTGTAGCCACTCGTCTGGAATCGACTTGTGTGCCCATAGAAACCCCTGCTTATCGCAGTAGCTTGCATAGGTAGACTTCGACCCCTTGTAGAGTTTCGAATTGCAATTACTAAATACAAACCGGATGTCAATATCTGGGTGCTGCTCACGAATCAAGACATGCTTCTGTCTATCTTTGGTGTCCCAGATACCTTTTGTTTCGACATAAAAAAAGCCGCCTTTCTTTGGCAGCTTAAAATCAGGTGTGTATCTGTGATTGCTCTTTGGTATTACATAGTTAATCTTGTCAGTCTCATACAGAAGCTCTATCCCTGCTACCATAATCTGTGCAGCTGCTTTGTCTTCAAGACCGCTTCGATAACCATGTCGAATACCACGTTTTTTAGAATCGGTCTGCCGATTGTGTTTGGGGTGCATCTTCCGCATCGAAAGCTTCCTGTAGTATGTCCTGGCCTACAAAACCGCCCTCAACGGCATCAAATCCATCACCACCTTGCTCACCACTAGACACAGGCTCTATGACCTGGACTCTTGTAAGCTGAAGCGTGACACCCTTGGAACCACTAACTTCGTATGGAGCTATGAAGCCCCCTACTTTAAGCACTGAGCCTCCCCAGATTTTTGGTACTTGTTCACCGACCAGGTTAGCCCCAGTCGCATCAAAAAAACTTGGCACATATTTAGACTTCGTCAAGAACACTGTCTCTCCAGTATCTTCGTCAGTCTTGTAAGGCAAACGAGCTTTACTCCAATTCTTTCCGAATTCAGATTCAGCGACCTGGTTAATCATCTCTACTAGAGCAGAAGCATCGTCCACTATGAGATTGGTTTTGTACTTAGGGTCACCACCGAATGCGGTGTCTGGTTGGTTCAGCCAAGGATATTGTGCGCGGCCTTTGTTGCTCGTAAATTTAACTCTGTTGTTCTGAGACATTTGTCTCTCCTTTGGTGTTTCAGTAAAAGTTTAAGTTTCTTCAGACAATAGGAAACGCCCTTCTGAGTAATCAAAAGTTAACGATTTTAGGCAGGGTTCTATTCTCTTAGGGTGGACACAATAAAATGTCCAGGGTGTGACTAGCTAAAACAATACTCAGAGTTGAGTACTTCTAGCAGGTTTAAATCACCTTTTAATGGGATAGTTACATCAAGTCTATCTAATCCTTCTTGTGACAACTGTTTCTTCGCATGGCCTAAAAAGCTTTCATAGAGACAATACCCATCATACATCTCCACAAAAGTCTCACGTACTGACTCATACATCACCTCTGTTTCAGCAGGGGTAGTACCGAATGAATCATGGATACAAAAGAAGCTTCTGACTCCTTTTTTCTTGCTTCTTAAGACAGCTCTCATTAAGTGTGAGCTATCCATTGCGTGAATGCAGTTTGGGGCAATTGCACTCTTGGACTTCTTCTTATCCACCTTTGACAGGGCGCTCCTGGACCGCAGTGTCGTTTGAGACCGCTTCCTGACTCCTGCTTCACGGTCATACAAAAAGATCTTCACCTTCTTAACATCCCAATGGGTGTAGCGTTGGACCATAGGGAAACCAGTAGGAGTCTCAAACTTAACGTGCTTACCTTCGTGAGCTAGGACCCCTGCTATCTTCTGGAAGAAACTCATGCCCTCAGCTGCACTTGAGACAACCTTTTGGACTGAGTGGTAGTTAACCTCAGCTAAAAGCCTGGCACACTGCTTATGCACCCATTCATCATCCGTAAAAGGGTGTACAAATAGCTTACCTGACCGTTTGTCTAACTCCTTACGCATGACTTTGGTAGCCATCTTTTTCATAACGTCTTCCAGTAACTGGTCACCAAAGCCAAACTTTCCTGACGAGTAGCCATACGTCATGACATTACGTTTACAGACACCGCGGTCAACACCCATCGCCAACCAAAGCTTAGCGTGAAGCTTTCGGTCAGCTCTTTTCTCATCTGCAGTGATGACCTTCCCATTGTTATCTTTGGAGTCTAGAACCCAACCTTCAAAGTAATTTGGGTCTGCAATTTGCTGTAGCCTTTTCACAGACACCTCAGCCACAGCACCGTAGATATCCTTGGGTTTGTCTGAAGGTATTAAGTTAACCAGGGCACCATCCTTTGAACTTAAAGATGCAGCAGCATAATGTTGGATTCCGCTACATGAGGCATCGATTGAAATCGGGAGTCCACAATAGTACACCCCCAGACCTGCGTCTTGACAATCCGTGTACCGCGCAAACTCGTGACATGCTGCAAGAAACTGGAATGGCTTATCTGCTTTGGACCAAATCCTATACGTACCTTCAAAGTCATTACCGATACTGTAAATCAACTTTGCTCTACGATTTACTAGGTCTACTCGTTTAGCCAGGGACTGCTTACTAATCTTGTTAAAGTCCCACACGTTAGCGATATGGATGGCAAGCCATTCGATACTGTTTTCATCTAACCTGGTCTCATCAGCAAGCATAAACATAGCTTTGATATGGTCATCTCTGTGGTAGCTACAGTTACTCGTGGGATAAACTCTTTGTCTGAAGTCGAGGTTCCAACCTAAGTAAAATTGGTTATACCCTGTCAGCTCTGTTGCATCCTCAAGGTCTTGCTGCATCATAGTGACCTGACCATCAATCTCACGATTCTTGGACCTGACAGATTTTGCATCAAAGATGAATTTCTTTTGGTCATCTGGCGGTAGAGAAGAGAAGTCCTTTGGCTTATGGAGGTAGTCAAGATGGTCTTTGACAGGGAACTTGGTAATGTTCTTACTGTTTTCCCAGGCCCACTTTACTGCAGACAAAACATACTCGTTAATCTTCAAGGGGGTGTCTTGGAGGGCATTCAATGCCTCTATGTAATCAGGCTTTGGCTTCCCATCCTGCAGCTGATACTCAATTGCTTTACGCTGTGTATAGCAGCTTTGTCTTACAAGAGCCGTTTGAGCAGCACTGTCATCAGAGTAATAGCATCCAGTATCAAACTTAACCCAAGGCTTAGGTTTTATAACCAGTGGTCTAAACATAGGCTCCTGCCAGGACTGTAAGAAGTCCATGTTGGCAATAGTATCCCTAGCTTCTTTAGTTAGACCCACCATTGTCTTATGAGTAGAAGGCTTACTACTAGGCTTCTTGACCCAGGTATCAAACAAAGGACTAGCCTCAGTGATGCAGCTAAAGACAATAGAGGCTACTTTAGTGTGTCGGTCAGACTCTTTGTCCCAAGATTCAAACTTGTAACCTTTCTCTTTAGCCCAATCTCTTGCTGCTCTTTCTCTGTAGAAATCACTAGAGATGTTCTTAACGACATTAGTCTCTATAGATTTCGCTAGATTTAAGTCAAACTTCTTAAGACCAACAGCCCATTGCTCAAGCTCTATACGCTCACCAATTGACTGTAGAACCTTAGTCCTGGTCTTCGATGTAGACACACCTTCATAACATGCTGCAAGACCAATGTACGCAGCAGTCATGGAGTCTATTGATTGGAGATCCTTAAAGCCACAGGATTTTCGTCCACGGTGTTTAGCTTCTTCATAAAGAAGATAATCTTGGATTGCTTGAGCAACCTTGGGTAAAGCCTCAGTGATAAGCTTATGAGGATTATTCTGAGTTGAGAGCTTAGAGTTGTTCTCTAGTCTCTTAAGATACTTGTCTCTTCCGTCTGCGAACATCTTAAGTTCACGCTGCATTTGTATGTCATATGTTCCATCAATCTTCTGCTGCATTTCAATGTCTCCCTCGACGTTTGTATTCTCTTAGGGTGGACACAATAGAATTAGCCTTAAAATACGTGATTTCATAAGTATTTATATAGTACTGTATTCTGTCAATGTCTTTAGAACCCTTCAATGTAAACTTATTATTAAATCTTCTGTGACTAGAGCATCTTTTACATAGTTTTATTCATAGCAAATTACCCAATAAAGCATGACTCTAGACAAAAAAAAGCCTCCGTCTTGGAGGCTCTAGTACTGTTAGTGCAGCGTCGGTTTGTCTGGTAGCCATCCCTCATTGCCAGGAACAGGTTCCAGGTCCTCAAGGTCAAAACAATCAGTGGCAAACCCTAACGCTATTTGAAACTGTAAGGGTAATTTAGTTTCTTCTTTCTTTTTGTCATCATCTTCGCTGCTCATGCTGCCCTCTCTTCAAGTTTTTTCATGATGATAGCCAAATTGTCTTTCTTAGCGTGGACATACTTCTTTGTCGTAGCTATCGACTTATGGCCCAGGATTGTACCAACGATTAACGTATCCACATTGAACTCCATAGCCAACCTGGTTGCACAGGTATGCCTAAGCACATGAAATACAAAATGGTCATCGTAAGGTGCCAGGCACTGTTTGGCTAACGCCCAGGTATCGTAGAACTTACGATTAGTCCAGACACCAGAAGGACAACTGTCCAGGTTACGCAGCGCCTCTCTAGCTGAGGCGTTCATGGGGACTGTGCGTTCTGAGCCGTTCTTAGTGTTCGTAAGCTCTATAAAGTTACCGCAGGGGCTGATGGTGCCAATTGTCTTCTTGGGCTTAGGATTGTTGATAGACAGTATCTCGCCTAGCCGCATCCCAGTATTAACTCCCATTGTTACAAAGTCAGCCATCCAGGGATGGTCTGAGTCCAGAAAGAACTCAACCAGGTCATCAACTTCCTGGTCTGTGTAGAACCTAGGTCTGCCAGATTCTACAGCCTTCCACTCAACCTTCGGGGGATAGTCCATCAGCTTCTTGTTTACAGCCTTCTTAAATAAGCGGCTATAGGCTGCCAGGTACCTGTTGACTGTTGAGTCAGAAAGGCCCTCTTCTTTCAGGTAGTCCATGAAGTCATAAAGGTCATCGTCAATGTAGCTGCCGATGTCTCTCGTTCGGTTGTTACTAAAGTTACTTAGGCGGTTGACCATGAACTTACAGTCTTTCAAATACTTGTCTTGCCAAAGTCTCTTGCCGTACTTATTAAAAAATGTATCTAAAGTTAAAGTTTCCATTTAAGTTACCTCTCTGTGTACGGCATCAAGGCCGTCTGGGAAGCCCCTGGTGGGGACATTTTGTGTTGCACATAAAAAAAGACCCGGAGGTCTTTGTTCGTCGATTTCTATAGGTTTTGTCTATTGCTTTTTCGCATGTAGAGACTATAAAACAGCTAGTCACGTGGTTAGAGCGCTCGACTCATAATCGATCGGTCGTAGGTTCAAGTCCTACTGGGCCCACCATTTTAAAAGTCTTTTTAGCTATAGTTTCTACGTTAAAAAAGGCAATAGACCTTCGTAACGTATTACCCTCTCTGTCGGTCCCCAACTTGGAATGGGGGCATAGAGCGGCTGTTATCTGTAGTACCGTGGGGAGCCACCCCCTAGCCTCTCTCGACTAGATTGCTAATATAATCTATTGTAAGTCGCATGTAAATAGCATCAGTAAGGGTGGACACAATTGAAAAAAGTAGTCGATTGACCCTCCTGTATAGCGCTCAGGGCAAAGGTTTTAGAGGGGTATCCCTGCGTTAAAAGTCACGTGACCCCTAGAGCTTAGCAGGTCACACAAAGACAAAATCACGCTAGTATTTCACAGACACACTCATGGTTTTTACCAGGGTTTTCAGTCTCCCAGTAGTTACCACAGTGTTCACATTTCTTGTATTGTTTTTTAGGTTCGCCAAAGATGGCATCAAAGTTAGATTCAAATTGTTCCCGGTTTGGGATAGGTCGGGGAGTGCTGCCTTTCGACATAGACACCTCCATTTTGGGTAGGGTTAGTTCTTCTTAGGGTGGACGCTTTTACTTTTTAAGGTCCATTAGCTTACTGACACCACGGATGCCAAAGCTGCTTGAGATTGCTATAAAGAGTAGGTACTGGTACCACTCAGGTAATTCAGAGAGGGCTGCGAACCCAAGTTGTACACGGTCAATGACAGTAACGTCACCTGAAGCAATCGCATAGCCCACCATAAAAAGAGGGACCGACAGCACTAGGGTCCAGAATTCATCCTTCCAGGAACTGCCTGAAGCAGCTGCCATTGTCTGCTCCCAGTTAGCATCATTTTGGATAACATTCATTTTAGCCTGGTGCTTGGCTTGCTTCTCTTCCGCTTTATTCTTCATGAAGCCGCCTACCAGGTTACTGATAGGACCTATAAGCGCCTGTAACATTATGCTGCACTCCTTATCATTTGAGCCACTTCAACAGCCCGGTAACCAACCTGGTGAGCATAACGACTGTCCAATAGTTCATTGGCAGCCTTCTTGTAATCGCCTTCCTGGATGTAAGCCAAAGTCTTCTTAAACTGCATTAGCCTGGGAATACCCATGTTGAAACACAAGTTAACCAGGGCCTCCTGGACAACCTCTGGTAGCTTAATAAAGCCACGTATGTTTTTCTCCAGGTCAACAACTGCATCCAAGATGTCTTCCTCTAACATCAATGCAGCCACTGCTGCTGAGATACCTTTAGCATCCAGGTTGTGTCCTACGCCTATCGTATTGGCATTAGCAGTACACTGGTAGAGGTCCAGGCGTAGACCTTCGTGCCTGGTGATTGTTTCTTTAAGTTGTTCAATGTTCATTGTTTTGCTCTCTATTGCAATGGATTAGACAGATAATCAAGTCCTTTCCAAAGGTCTTCGATTTCCATAGTCATTTTGTTAACTTTAGATTCAAAGGTCGTAACCTTTTGACTGATTAACTCAGCTTTTACCACTGTCGCTTTCATCGATTCTATTTGTAACTGCAGCTCATTGACTGACTCATCAATAAGTAAAAGTTTCTGCTGCTGCTCCAGAATTTGTTGGAGGTTTGTGCCCAGGGTTGCAAGTTTGCCCTGCAGCTGTGAGACATCATTTGCCTTTAGTTCTGCTGTAATGAGTTCGATTGAACCCTGGAGTTCTTTTTTATCAAGGGCAGCCCTCTCTACGATGGAACTTACTTCTGGGATACGTCTACCCTCGACTGCTTCCAGGCGAGAGTAAAGGCTGCTTGCTAACCACACCCCCGAACCCAGAGTCGTGCTAAGTGACAAAAGTATTGCGAGGTAGACTCCTTTGAAACTCTGGCCGCCTATTTTTAGTTCAGTGCTTTCTAAGCTCATGTATCATCACCTTCTTCGCATCCAGTTTGTTCCAGGAAGCAGGACAGCGACATGGATGTAGGACCAGTGTTGTAGAACATGGAGTCGTACCCGGTAGCCAATATGTCAACTTCAGAACCATAGATATCTAAACCCAAGGCCCCTTGTCCATTTAAATAGATGCTGCTGACATCACCACTCCCTATCCAGGTCATCTCAATAGCCTGGTTAACACTTGAGTACTGGAGGGTATTTGCTTCTACCGTAGTATTTTGGGACTGGGCTTGGTCCAACAGATATGAAATTGCTTCTGGAGACCCGGCTGCAGCGAGATACGCCCCGGCTTCCGATGCGCTTGATTCAATGCTCGTCACGGCAGAATTGTAATTATCTGCATCTTCCTGGGAGACACTCATGTCATTGTTAGCAATGTATTCTTGGACTTCAGCTTGAGCATTGGGGTCATCGGCAGCGTCTGTCAAAAGCTCACCCACCTCGACCACCTCCAACATTCCCACCACGATTTCGGTAAACGTAGATATACTAGCCTCCATCTCCTGGAGAGAGGCATCTGCTTGTTGCTGCAGCATCGCCTCGACATCACCATAGGGCATGTAGTTGACCATCATTTGAAGGCTAGTGTTGTATGAGGATACCTGGGCAGCAGAAATATAATAGTTTCCTGATAGTTGCCCTGCCGATATCCCTACACCTGTATAACCTGCATTTGCCATACCACCCACAAACGCTATTCCTGTGTCCACCTGGTTAACAATGGCAGCACTGGTGGCTATGAGGTCATCCCACTCATCACTTTGTACGACGAAACTTGCTAGACACAGACTCAACAGAATCGACTTTATCGGGGTTGTCGTTTTCATCAATCATTCCTATAGCTAGTATCTGGTTATAAAATTGTTGGACCTTGGTATAGAGTGGCTTTGGTTCTTTTTTGGACCAGGTCGCGGTGCGCCTGAATTTAACTTCGCCATATTCCGGGATATATAAAGAAGGCTGAGTTTTCATCAAAAGGAAAGCACGTTTACCTACAACCAATTGACCATTAGAAGCAATCATTGGGCAAGGTGTTCCAGACATCATCATTGCTTTAAAGGTTTCTGGGCTCCCTTGGCATAACCTGGAGATGGCTGCCACTTTCATGGAAAGCGACGAAAGCATGGCTGCGTCCCTTCTCCTCTCACAGTTAAGGTCGTTTTGGTAAGAACCAGAGGTGTATCCAATCAGTCCTGTTTGAAGAGCCCGGCCTGTGCCTTGTAGACATGTTTCCGCACCCATAGAATTGTAGGAGGGTGCTATGGCTGACCCTACAGGCATACCACTAGACCCGGCTCCATTGTAGGTCGTGGTGGTTGAATCATCGTTACTATTGTTATTACTTGAGACCGTGGCTCCAGAACCTGTGAAGGTGTTTAGGGACCCATCCTGGTTATTGTTATTGTCCCCGGAACCACTTGGTTGTGTTTCCTGTGATATACAAAAAGAGCAAAAAGTTAACAGTAAGAAACATTTTAAGGTGAGGCTGCGGAAAGTGTTTAGTATCTTCACAGCTCTCTCCTTCTGTTTATTTTAGTACCATTTTCCAAACGCGATTGCGGCAATGATAAAAGGGTAGATAGCAAGTACCATCCGCTCAAGTCTGTCGAACTTCTTTGAGCCAGACTCTAGTTGACGCTGTATATCAGCGTATCTCACTAGGCATTCTTTCTCATGTGCGGTCAGACGAATCAAAGTTTCTTTTACTGTAGCCATTTAGCTCATTTCCTCTTCTTGGCAGTCTTAGCCGCGTTTTTAAAATCAGAAGCCGTGGGAGCGCCCTTAGAACCCACTTTGCGTGGGCTCTTCCCTGCGGCTCGACGTTTGGCGATGTTGGCGTACAAACCTTGTTTAGCCATTGCGTGTTACTCCCAGTTAGTCGGGTATCCAAATAGAATACTTGGGGCTTTTGACTCAGCAATTTTAGACAAAATAGATGCCTCAATAGATGCTACGGTGTCACTTCCCAAAGAAGCGGCTATCCAACTAAGTACATCGCTTTTCGTCAGTGCATCCCATGAGATATAGCCTGCTGCTGTGGTATCTGGGGTGAATGAAATTGAGCCATACGATTGACCACTATGGTCTTTGGAATCCACCGTATCTGTTTTTGAGGCGTACCAATGGACTTGGTTTACGCCATTATCTGTATTTCTTTCTACCTGTGAGACTGTCCAAATAATACTCATTGCTTTGCTTTTCCTATGTTCAGAGCCACTACATCTAGTAGCTTTTGGAGTTGACCTATGAAGTTGTTATCTTTTTGAGTCTCAGTCATAGCCGCTATTGCAGACGCTAGGCTAATCACGCATGTCGCGATGTTAAAATAATCTAATAAAACTGCCATGTTTCTTATACTCCTGCGTTTTCGTTTTGAGTTTTCTTTGCGGCCTTGACCGCATCTGTCCATACTGCTGTAGCGATTGCTTGAACTTCTGCGCTTTCACCTGAAACATCAGTGTCAGTGTGCGTCCACGAGTCATCATCGTTCTTTACGGATGAAACGCTTGTAACAACATGGCGGTAAAAACCTGAAGATAGCTCAACACCATCCTCCATCACTGCGGTTTTAGTTCTGACTTGTATGTCTTTTGTAGCGCCTACAATCTCAATCTTGTCTTCGGTTATTTCTTTTGTTAATGCCATTGTATTGCTCCTGTCTGCGCCTACCGTCCGATAGGCGTATGATTATGCAATTGTATATGTTAATGAAAAGTTCATGCTTTCATTGACGCGTATGGTTCGGGCTGAATTGCTTGCAACCCCACTGTAGGAATTCATTCCGAAAGTAGTGCCATTTTGATTTAGTTGAAGCACATAAATCGCGCCTGTGGATTGGGTTTCTCTGACAACCCCGATGCTGTGTTCTGCCCAACAAGTAAAGGGCGCTCCTGAAAAATGCAGAGTTGAGATGTTTGTAGGTAAAGCTGAGAAAACCACTTTGCCAGTTAGTGTTACTAAACGACCTACCTTTGTATAGCGACAGCTTTGCGAGCTTATAGTGCATCCAGATGTGGTAACAGTTAAAGAGAAATTACCCTCCTCATAGTCATCCAACTTATTAGCCGCACCTGTGCCGCCTAAGAAGACACCGCCTGCTAAATACAAATCAGAAAATCTTCCTGTAGCTCCCCCTAAATTGCAGGCATTGTTAGTTGCTCCTCCAGAGTTGTTCGTTGGCACGATTGCGCCATTACCAAAACGCAAACCTTCATGCCCACTAGCGGTGCTAAAAATAGCAAGGTCTCCACCAATAGCACCAATAGCACCCACAATCGCACTTTGACGACGTATTTCTAAAACCGTTCCATCACTAGCAAGTCTATTGAGACCTAACGCTGTATCGTTAGTAGAAGTAAAATAGTTTGACCCATCGGCTCTAAGTTCTTGACCCACTACTCCTATGTTTGGCGTACTTTTACCCACCAACACGTTGCCTGATGAGCCGTCAAAAGTTGCAATACGTCCTGTTTTTCCGTTACCTACTATGAAATCCCTGTAGCGTGTCGCACCGTTTTGATAACCATAGTAGTTCATCCAAGTTGCCCAAGAATCATCGTCTTGGTTGTAACCACTGTTATAAGTGTTTGCGACAGTGCCGCTTATGTACCCCTGACCCGTCGACCCAAACAAGATTGAGCCTGAGGCGTTTATGCGCATCTTTTCACTGCCGCCCTGCTCAAAACGGTGTCCGGCACTAGCTGAGTTATAAATAAGCACGTTAGACACTGCCCGAATGTAACTACTACTGTTCGAGTTTTCTGTGCCTGCGTTGCTTATAGTAATACGGGCGTCCGCTAATGCTGTCCCTGTATGCAAGCGTTCAACCATTCCCACGTTGCCTGATTCCGAAATAGTCATTCGGTCTACCATTGTGCCATTCGTAGCTGAAGTGGATAGTGTTAATACACCTCCAACATTTCCTGATGCTTTAGTACCCCTAATTTTACCAAAATTATTTGGACTGCCTGTTCCTGAAGTAAACCCTTGAAAACTAATTGCTCCACCAACACCTGTGGCGGCTGATGTAAGGTCTCTAATATTAATTTTAGCGCCTATTTTATGTACATCTAAAGCAGCACTAAGCGAACTAGTACCAATACCCAAAGACTCCGCAGACGCATCCCAGAAGAACTTAGGCGTTGAGCCTGTGTCTTCGTAGAAGCTGATGTCTCCTGTATCTCTAGAAACAGAAAGGCGTTTGGTGTTTGTGTTGTTTCCTACTTTTAAATATAGGTAATTGTCTCCACCATCATAAGTAAACTCTGCACCAACAATGCCCGTTCCGTTTTCTCGTAAACGCAAACTAGCGTCTTCATTTACACTAGCTAAAACATCAATAACAGGAGTAGTTGAACTAACAGTAAGCCCATCCATCGTGGCTGTGCCAGTAACGTCTATGCCTGTGGAGGTGGTGGCTAGTTTTTCAGAGCCACTAAATCTAAGTCCAACTTTGCCGTCATTAACAAACTCAGCAGATACTTGTGTACCGTCTGCGTTGTAAATTCCCAACTGAGACGATGCCTGAATTGTCATTATGCCTGTCCCTGCATCTACAATTCGGCTATTAGACCCATCGTGATAAATCTGTAGGTCATC